ATTTTATTTCTCTCCAAAATTTTCTATTTTTATGTTCTTCTTCTTTTTTAGAATCATTCCACGTTTCTATTATTTCGTGTACCCATGCTCTCCACATAGATATCATTTGAAATTGTACATATGGCAGATCAAGTTGTTTACATAAATTTTGATATGCATATTGATATCTAACTGATTTTAAAAACCAATAGTAAATATCACCTTTATCATCTGTTAACATATTTGTCCACCTATCTTTCTTACTTTTATCGCTCAATGTATTTCTCATTGACCAATCACGTCTATGAGCTTGTGACCAGGCTGCTACGACTAAACCTATATCAGATTTTTTTTGTGGCATAGGAAATTTAAAATTTTTATCTATTATATGTCTTTTTGAAGTAAATGACAACTCTTTATCTATAGGTGTTGTTAAATAATCTGATATAACACTGTAAATTTTTTCATTACCGGATCCACTTGTTGATAGATTGACACTTTGCATATTTAATTCTTCAGCAACTAATTCTGGCCATTTAGGCCAATCACAAATCATTTCTGGATGAAGATCAGACTCGAAAATTGGATCTGAAAAACTACAACCACTAACTAATAATATCTTTTTCATATTACAAATACTTTCTTTGATTGTGTAGATAGTGTTACTAATGCTAGACCACTTTCTATTTCTTTTAATGTAAATTGATTATTTGCTAATAGTTTTAGCCATTCGTTTACATTATTTAAAGTAGGTTTCAAAGGGTCATTTATAAACTCCATATATCTTGTTGATACTGGCCATGCGACATTTCTTGTATCACATATTACAGGCACACCCTCAAGTACTGCGTCAACAGCTGCTAAACTCATGTTAGTAATTAAACAATGAGCACCATCTAGGTCGTCTTGGATTGGTTTTTCCCACCATTCATTGTGTGGTCTAGGTTTATTTCTAATTCTTATATCTCTATTAGTATGCTTTTTTATTTGAGAAACAATATTATCTACCCATTGTCCTTGTGTCATGCCATTGTATTTGTAAGTTACAGTTTCAGAGGAAGGACAAACTAATATATGGTCTCCTTCTCCTTGATTCCAATTATCTAGTTTACATTTAATATCTTTTTTTTCTAATTGTTTTATTCTATCACCACCACCTTTTTTAGAACCTGATATTGTGTGTATTCCACCTTTTACAATTCTAAAATAAGTTTTATCGTAATCGTTTATTTTAGGTGAAGGATATCTTGTAATTTGTTCAGTTAAATAACCTGTATCTACATAATACCAATCAATATTATTTTTTTCTAATTCAGTTATCTTTGATACATTTTGTTCACCTAATCCCCAAAAAAAATGACTTTCTTTACTAATTGATTTGAAACCTACTTCAATTGCTTCATATATTTCATGTGATAGACAATCAATTCTTTGCATTCTATGTGTATAAATCATAATAGTCTTTTGTGTACCTCACCTGTATTTATCTCACTCATTTTCCATTGTGTATATGCTGTATCATATAACCATTGTGTTCTATCATGTGTAGGCATTGTTGTTTCTGCTAAAACATCTAGTTTATGAGAAGATACTGGCCAAGCATGTGATGTTTTTGATAATGTAATAGTAGGCACACCCTCACATACTGTTTCTACCAAACTATTACTTGAATATGAAATGGCTACTCTAGCATGATCTAGGTCTTTATATAAGTCTTTACTACTAGATTTATTAAATGTTTGGCCAACATTTTTACTAAAAAGAATTGTGTTTCTTACAGGTAGTTTTAGTAATCCTCTTAAATATTTTAAAGGAAATCTAGGGTGTACTCTGACCATAATATCTTCGGCAGTATACTTTGATATTTCTATAATAATATGTCTTATCCAATTTTCATAATCATTATCATATTTACAAAGGTCATTTAAACTAGTATCTTTTGGATTTTGTAATAGTAATAAGATATAGTCACCGTTTTTCTTCCAAGGTTTTATTTCTATATTCTGTTCTCTTTGTATTTGTAACCATCTATCTGAAGGACAGTTCTTATTATTAAAATAACCTTTATTGTAAGTATAACATTCTTTACCAACTCTATAGTAATAATCTGGTTTTTGTATATCTAAATTTTGTCTAAAGGTTGCTTGTTCTACAACTAGTATAGGTTTTGATTGAGCCGATATCCATTTGTATTTGTCGGCATTAACAGTTTTTATATTACCTTTAATGTTTGTTTGAATATATGCGTCTGCTTTGTGATTATCTCTATCTGACCATTCTATTAATTTAAAATCTTCATGTGTAGGGAAAACATAATGATTGTTTTCGTTAAAAGGTCCTTTGATACCTATGATCATAAGTTTACCTCTGTTGTTTCTTTATACAACTTGTGCCATTCGTCTGCATAATCTTGATCTTTAAACTCTTTGTACCAAGGACCACCAAGTGTCCAATGTACATTTTTGGCATACTTATCATAGTCATATTCACCTACCAACCAGTTCCACTCAAACGGAAGTTCACCTACCATGTGTTCCCTCTCTAACCACTTAAATTGGTGTAGTTCTAAACCACTTGCTGTATTGACGTATTCAGGTGTTAGTTTTGTACATTGTGAGTTGTGAAATAACATTACACTAGACCAGTTCTTTTTAGGAAATTCTTGATTTTTTGCACCTCTAAATTTTATATCTTGTTTTGGTGTATAATTATGTTGACAACACATAACAGAATATTTGTATGTAGCATAGTTATATAACTCTGCAATGTCCGATCTTACCATCATGTCGCAATCCATAAAGATTGACCAACCCTTATAGTTTGATAGATAAGGTACTAAAAATCTGCTAAACGCAAAGTCTGTTGATTGATTGGATTGTTTTTCTCTTGTAAATTGTGGTAAATTATTTAAACTTAATGGTGTTATACTTACAGGTACACTAGAAAACTTTCTAATACTTTCAGCAAGCACATGATAGGCTGCTTTTTCTCCCTCATCAAACCCTATAAAGACTTGAATCATAATCTACTTTCTTTACTTTTACCTGTTTTCTTTCTAGCACCTTTTGTATGATCATATACTTTACCTAATATTGATCTTGATTGTACATGGCCAACTCTTCCATCTCCTATATCATAGTTTTCTACACCATAATTTTCTTCTAGTCTAGTTCTAACTATATCAAATATAAATGAATCATGTTGTTCATCTTCTTTAAATAATAAGTTATCATCATACATCTTTCTCATATCTATGGCAAATTGTTTTATAAAATCATGTTTCATATTAAAATATAAAAAACCACACTCACTGTAAGTTGGTCTTTCTAGATAAGTTATCATACAATCTTCTCTATGTAAATGTTTTTTTACCCATGCCTCATCAATCTTTTTATAAAATACACTATCTGCGTCTATGAATATAAGACCATCACAATCTCTTGTTGTTAAGATTGCCTGTGTATATGCATATACTTTATAACTAAATCTTACTGCGTCTTTTTGAAAGTTTAATGGTATGTCTACCTTGTTTCTATCTACAAATTTTTTAAGAGTTGGTATCTCATCGTACATACCCTCATCTTCATTATATATTTCTAATTCAAATGGCCAATTATAAGTAGATTGAAATCTATGAGCATATTCTTTAAATAGTTTATTATTCCAGGTACTAACTACTTTTATTTTCATGTCCTACCTTTTGTATATAATAACTATCAACAATATCAGATAAAGGATTACCACATTTTTCAGTATCTAATATTTGTTTCAAATCAATTTTAGTTTCTTTTAGAAAGGCCTCGTACATCATGTCTTTGTCTGCGTTTCCTTTTCCTGTTGCGCCTTTTTTAACAACACTCGGTACAACTGTATTGTAATTAAGACCGTTAGAAAGTATCCTGTATTTGAGGATGCCACAATTCTCAGCAATTTGAAAAAGACCCTGGCCTTTAGAACCATACGAATAGCCTTCAATGTAAATTTCTTTAGGAGTATTAATGGTAGACAGTATATTAAATACAAAATCTGAAATATAAGTAAATCTTTCAATAGGGTCTGTCCATTCTTTGTGTTCATAACCAATTATATTATCACTTTGTTTTCCTATCCACTTTTTTTTAGTAGTTAGGTAATAAAAATTTAGTTGGCCATCATTTATACAGATAGCCGGACTTGTTAAACTATAATCAATTCCAACTTTCGTGTTCGGCTTCGTCTGGTACTTCACTGTCATGTTCTTCTTCTACCTCATATCCACAAAAGGGACATGTTAAAGGAGGCAAATCATATTTGTCCTCGTCCCATTCTATAGTATATTTAGTCTGACAATTTGAACAGTGTTTTGAAACTTTATCCATTATAGTTTGAATTTTTTAAATTGATTTTTAGTAACGTCTTGTTTTATACCACCAACTACGTAAGATTCAATTTCTGTTTCTTGTGGTGCATTTTGAGCTGATCTACTATTTAACCAGTGTTCTACCCATGGTAGTGGATTAGTTTTTTGATCATAAGCAGGTGTTAGACCTATCGTTTTCATACGTCTATTCGCCATGTATTCTACAAATTGGTGTAATAATTTTTCTGATAGACCAATCATAGAGCCTTTGCTGAACAAATAAGTTGCCCAACGTTTCTCATCGTTTACAGCTTGGTCATACATTTTGTAAACTTCTTTTTCACTTTCTTTAATAATCTTCGTAAAGTCTTTATCATTTTCATAGTCTCTCCAATTGTTAATTATTCTTTGTGACATTGCTAAGTGTTGGCTTTCGTCTCTTGCGATGAAAGATATAATCTTAGCAGAGCCTTCTAGTTTTTTTAATTCACCAAATGCAAATGAACAAGCAAATGATACATAGAATCTTAAACCCTCTAATATATTAACTGATACCATTGCAAGGTACATTTTCTTTTTAAGTTCATATAGATCAACTTTATCTGGTGATAGTGTCCATTCATATCCTTTTTTAATTAGATCATCATAAGTTTTAGTTACAGAGGCTGCTCGTTCCTCAATTTTTTGATCTTCTAAAATCATGTCAAAAACGTCTGCCGGATTTGAATATAAATTCTTGATTATGTATGTATAACTTCTACTATGAATTGTTTCCATAAAGTCCCATACTATTATGGCACCCTCTAATTCTGGAAGTGATACAAAAGGTAAAAATGCTAAACATGGACCTCTTCCTTGTACACTGTCTAACATAGTTTGGTATTTTAGATTACTAGTGAAGATAAACTTTTGGCCTTCGGATAAATCCAAATAGTCGTTTCTATCTTTCTGTAAAGATATTTCTTCAGGTCTCCAAAAATAACCAAGTTGTTGTTGAGTAAGTTTATCAAAGATAGGATATTTAAAAGTATCATACCTTTGTACAGATAAATCTTTACCAAAAAACATTTGTTGTTTAGTAGGATCTATACCTTTGGTTTTGTTAAATACTGTTTTGCTCATTTTCTTTATTTATTTTTTTATATTGTGCAACTATCACAATTCTCCTCGTCTTCTTGTGGAGTGTTTTCAGTTGTAATTGGTGTATCGTAATCTATGGAGTGTTTAGGCTCTTCAATATCTTTTTTACTATCATAAGTATTTTGATAATAAGATGTTTTCCAACCGTATTTATAAGTTGTTAACAAGTCTTGTGCCATAACAGATACAGGTACTTGATTGTCTTCGTAATTATCTGGATTATATGACCAGTTACCTGATATAGCTTGATCAAAGTACTTTTGCATTACTGCAACTATATTTATATATCCTTCATTACTAGGCATATCCCATAATAAAGTATAAAAATTCTTTAATTTATTATATTCTGGTACTATCTGTTTCAATGTGCCTTTTTTACTTTTCTTAACTGATAAGTGGTCTCTAGGTGGTTCAATGCCGTTTGTTGCATTTGAAACCACACTAGAAGACTCGGAAGGCATTTGGGCTGATAGAGTACTATGTCTTAGCCCAAATTCTTTAATGTCTGCTCGTAATTTGTCCCATTTCATTGAAAGTTTACGAGTTACTAATTCGTCTACTTCTTTTTTGTATGTGTCTATTGGTAATATGCCGTCTGCATATTTTGTTCTATGAAATAG